ATCGATCATCCAGATATTGAAGAATTTCTTAAGATTCGTTCTGAAGGTAATGCTATTCAAGATCTATCTATTGGTGTCTGTGTATCTGATGAATGGATGCAATCAATGGTTGATGGTGATAAAGAAAAGCGTAAAGTTTGGGGCCAGGTTATTAAGAAGCGTTTTGAATCAGGTTACCCGTATATCTTTTTTACTGATACTGCTAATAACAACGCACCACAGGTATATAAAGATAAAGGTCTAAAGATTAATGCTTCAAATCTATGTACTGAAATCTTTTTATCTACTGATGAAGATGAATCGTTCGTCTGTGATCTATCTTCTCTTAATCTAGAAAAGTGGGATGAGATTAAGGATACGGATGCAATCGAAACTCTCATTTATTTCCTTGATGCTGTTATGACTGAGTTCATCAGCAAGACAGAAGATGTTAAGTCCATGGAAGCACCACATAAGTTCGCCGTAAATCAACGTGCACTCGGTCTAGGTGTTCTAGGTTGGCATTCTCTACTACAATCTAAGATGGTACCATTTGAGTCAATGGAAGCAAAGATGATTAATCACGAAATTTTCTCTACCATTAAAGAGAAATGCGATAAAGCAACTCGTGAATTGGCTGCTACATTTGGAGAACCACCCCTTCTAGAAGGGTACGGTATCCGCAATTCCACTACAGTTGCAATTGCACCAACTACTTCGAGCTCGTTTATTCTCGGACAAGTAAGTCCTTCTATTGAACCTCTCAATAGTAACTACTTTGTAAAGGATCTCGCAAAGGGTAAGTTTACTTACCGTAATCCTTATCTTACCAAGCTACTAAAAGAGAAAGGCAAAGATACACAAGAAGTGTGGAAGGATATTCTTACTCATGGTGGTTCAGTACAACACCTCAACTTCCTAACTCAAGAGGAGAAAGATGTATTCAAGACATTCGGTGAAATTTCTCAAAAAGAGATTGTCATTCAAGCTGCTGCTCGTCAGAAGTTTATTGATCAAGGTCAATCTCTCAACCTAATGATTCCACCTACTGCTAAGCCAAAAGAAGTTAACGAGCTTCTAATTTTTGCTTGGCAAGAAGGTGTTAAATCGTTATACTATCAACGCTCTGCTAACCCCGCGCAAGAGTTAGCTCGATCAATTCTTACTTGTGCAACCTGTGAAGGATAATTAACCATGAAATGGAAATACATTACAAACTCAGAAGATGATGCTCAACCAGCAGCATCTCAACCACCCCTAATTATTAACGCCAGTATGCCTGTTCAGGGAGGTAATGTTACGCGTATTGTCGAGAATAATATTTACTTTTATGGTGATATTACTGAAGCAAACGCGCTAGAGCTCAACACTGCTCTACATGAGGTCGATAAGAAACTTTCTGTAATGAGAGTTTTTGTTGATGCAAAACCAGTAATTAAACTTCATATTAACTCATACGGTGGCTCTCTCTTTGCTGGTTTAGCTACTGTTGATGTTATTCGTAACCTAGGTTGTGAGGTACATTCTTACGTAGAAGGTGCTGCAGCTTCTGCTGCTACTATTATCTCAGTAGCTTGTAAGCGACGCTATATCGGTAAATATTCAAAGATGCTTATTCACCAGTTATCCGCTGGCTCTTATGGTAAATATACCGAGCTTCAAGATGATATGGAAAATAATGCTCATCTAATGCAAACCATTAAAGCAATCTACAAGGAATACACTAAGGTTCCAATGAAGAAGATTGATGAAATCCTAAAACGAGATTTATGGTTTGATAGTTCGACTTGCTTAGAATTAGGCTTAGTTGACGAAATTGTATAAAATATAAAAAGGGCGGTCTTATTAAGACCGCCCTTTTTATGTTATTGTGGCACACCTGTTGTAGAACTACCACTTGTTACACCACCGTGTGTGTGATTTTTAAGTGATATCCCACCAGCAATTACATCAACAGCAGATGTAATAGTATCGTTAGCATATATTGTACCTTGTACAAACAAATTACCTTGTACTCTTAAATCACCTTGTATATGACAATCACCAGTTGCTAATGTCATTGGAGATACAATAGTATATTGACTATCAGCTACTGTATTAACATTTGAGCTATGCATTGTTATTAATACATCACTTTCCATAAATATATCCTGATCCGTTACAATTGTAACTCTTCCAGCCGCACTATCACCTGTAGAGCTACCAATTGCAATTTCTGCACCACCAATTGCAACCCGCCCTGAGCCAACGATTTTTGTTTCGCCAGAGCTCTGTAAACTTATACCACCTGCGCCAGCTTGTAGATTAAGTTTATTAGCGGATGAGAAATGTATATCACCAAAGGGTATTGTTGAGGTAGTATCTTTATTTTCATAAACAGCTATTGCTGTTTTCTTTTCAACGACATTTCCAGACGACTTATCAAAATCATACTGTTGCGTTACTGGTCTAGCGTTTGGTATAATTACACCAGAGTCATAATTAACTGCATTCGTACCAGCTTGAATAAAGACATGTTTACATGATAGTAATTTTATACTACCACCAACTCCCATTTTCTTTTCTATATCTGCATTACTTTCAACCTTATCTTCGTATAGCTTTTGGATATGTTGCTGGGTAGTTGACTTACTATAAGTACCACCTTCGACAGCGCCTGATGAAGAATTTGAAGTATTTTTTCCAGCTACGTATTCTGCTTGCGAATTATTACCTATACCTCTACAGTTTAACTCAGGTGATGTTTTAGCTGTAGCTATATCTCTGTTATTTTCGATATAGTCTTTTGCTACAGTGTTGGTAAAGAAATTTGGACTACCAGTTATGAGAGTAAAGTCACCGAAAGATCTCTTCTCCATATTCTTTCTAGACTGCTCAAAACTATCACCATTTATTGTGTTATAATTATTACCTAACGTTAGAGACTGTCTGTTATTAGTATTGAGCTCACTTGTAACTTTATTAGACCAGGTAATACTAGATCCACTTCTATGAGCCATAGAAATATTTTCTCTACCAGTAGAGTTATCAAACACTAACGTACCCGCTGTATTATTCCATACAGTCTCGTGTCTATATGTTGACTTCTCTATTTCATTATTAATTTGAATATTTTCTCCCATAATATTATTTTATGTTACTATAAGCGAGTGGATAGCTCGGATATATATTTGCACCAGCACCGTGTACAGAAGCAACACCAACATCACTTGAAATTACACCTAAAATAATTGGTGTGCCACGTCTACCGTTTATAAAACTTACTAATACAGTACTGCCCACTACAGGTACTGTGAATAACCCTCTCGCTGAATTAGCGCGGTTATCAGAATAATATGAAGCTCCTGTTGCATTGATACCAGCAGTACCAATAGAGTTAGATATAAACCCATCAGATAGCCCACCTATAGGATATTGCGCAGACGGTGGAGTCGCGTCTACCTTATCTGGATAATTACCATCTGATGCGTTTGCAATACCTGAAGAAGGGTTATATTTTGCAACTGTACTTTCTCCCATGATTGGCTGTAATACATACGCCCAGACCTCCTGTCCTACTAAATCGTATGTCTGTTGACTAACAGTACTATCTACGTTTGTACCGAGTGGATATTTATAAACCTCCCTAGTATTTGATCCCATAGATATACCCTCAATAAGAACTCGTACACGACCAAGAGGTCTATCATTTGATTTATCTGATATATCACTATCATATAAAACTTTACCAATAAAAAGGCTATTAAGATCTGGATTCATATTACATTATTGATGATTTTGAAATTATTTGTGTTGCACGGTTGACTTGGCTAGCAGATTTATTTACGTAGTTCTGTGCAAGACCTCCAGGGGAAGATATCTTTTTTGTTATAGAATCTGTTATTGATCCGATACCAAGTGTACCTTTTGAAATATCTCTAGCAACATTAGCTGTTAAGCTTTGCGTTATTTGACCAACTAAACATTTTGCAAATTCTGCTCCTGCAAAATTACAATTCTCTTTATTTGATATAAAGTCTCTAATGTTATTCGTTCTATCTACTAGAGACTGTATAAAGTTTTTAACTAACGCTACAGTTCCTGCTATATCAGCTATAATAGATACAAATGTATTCAGTGTATCAGTAATTGCACCGGTTATCTTTGCTACCTCACTAGCTACTAATTGTGCGATAGTATCAGCTAAACCGAGAGCGATAGCGCTCAACGCATTTACAATACCACTTAAAGCCGCTTGTGTAATATTACTAAATAGACCATTGAGAAATGATGGTAGACAAAGAATACCTTTTGCGATTCCCGTCACCTGATCTATTTTACTGTTAGTGGCATTAAGCAATCCACTAACGCTATTCATTAAAGCTGGCATATAGATATTTATTGTTGATTCTTATTTGGAACTACACTATAATAGTGACATGCTAATCAGCCATGAATCACCGATCAGTATTCTAGATCATTCTATTCACTATAATGACTACGATTATTGTCTAGTACACCTACTAGAAACACATCCTGAATATCACTCATTTTTTAAGCGTACACTTGCTATGGGACGTGAAGTCCTTCTAGATAACTCAATCTTCGAGTTAGGCACAGCATTTGATTCATCAAAGTTTGCTGAATATGTTGAGGAACTTAAACCAACGTTCTATGTAGTACCGGATGTACTTGAAGATACTCGAGGTACGATTGAATCGTTTAAGAAGTTTGTATCAGAATATCCAGATCTACCTGGTCTTAAAATCGGCGTTGTACAAGGTAAAACATATCAGGAGTTAGTTGAGTGTTATAAGTTTATGTCAGAAAATGCCGATTATATTGCAATCTCTTTCGACTATTCATGGTATCAAGCTGTAGGTTATTCAACTTATCGTGATGATCGTGGTAAGCTTGAACGATACTGCACTGGTCGTCAATATCTTATTGAAAGTCTTATCGCGGATGGCTTTTGGAATAAAGATAAGCCACACCATCTACTCGGTGCATCGCTAGCTAGAGAATTTAAAAATTATAAATCAATTCCAAGCATTCGATCTGTAGATACTTCGAATCCTATTGTAGCAGGTATTAAAGGTCTTCGTTACATTAGAGAAATCGGGTTGAATAGTAAGCCATCGGTTAAGCTAGCTGATCTAATCGATCACGAAGTTAGTGCGGATGAAATGCAGGATATTATTCATAACGTCGATGAGTTTCGTGCTATTGTAGGTTAATTATATGAAATGGGCAGCTCTTTTTAGTCAGACGGGTAGTGAGATATGTAATCTATCAGAGCATCTTGGTCGATATCCTGACCTTATTGTGACTGATAATATCACCGGTGAAATTGATAGTCGTATCAGCAATAGTGCTTTCGTACAGAAACGAAAGTATCGAGGTTTAACAGATAGCGAAAAACTCGATTATTTTAAATCGTGGATTAAAGAGTATGATCTTGTAACGTTGCATGGTTGGTTAAATATTGTACCAGCGACTATTTGCAATCAGTTTAAGTTGTATAACGGTCATCCCGGATTAATTAACTACCATCCTGAGCTTAAAGGTAAAGATCCGCAAGTGAGAGCATGGGATAATATTGGACGTTATCTATATGTTGGTAGCGTTGTACATAAAGTTGTACCTGAAGTTGATGCTGGTGATGTAATTACATATAGCATGGTAAGTAATGCTAAATGTGATTCACTTGATGCAACATTCGATACTCTTAAAGACACATCATTTAAGGCTTGGGTTGAATTTTTAGGAACTAAACTATAATACTATTATATGATAATTTCCTTTTCAGGTGCGCAATCAACTGGTAAAACTACACTCTTAAAGGAGTGTCAAACTAAGTTTCAGCATTTAGAGTATGTACCAGAAGTGACTCGTTTAGTTAAGCGTGAGTATAATCTACCTATTAATGAAGAAGGTAATAACATTACTCAGACTATGATTATGAGCATGCATATGCATAATGCTTTTATTAATCGGACGAAAGATTGTGTTTTAGATCGCTGCTCTCTAGATGGTATTGTATACACACATTGGCTATGCAATAAAAGACATGTAACGATGGATGTATATACTCATGCTCGTAGTGTCTTTAATGCAACTATTGATCGTTATGATTGTATTCTGTATCCAGAACCAAACGATGTGCAGTTAGTTGACGATGGGGAACGGTCTGTAGATATTGACTTTCGAAATGAAATTATTGAATTATTTGATCAATACAAACGATTTGTACCCACAGACAAAATTGTAACGCTTAAAGGGTCTGTTGAGGAACGAATGAAACAGATTGAAACTATTTTTAAGACTTTTAACATTGTAAAATAAAATCTATATTATAAACTAAATTATGGCCCTTAACGATAATCCAGATAACTCAAACGTAAGTAAGCACCTAGGTAAGAATTCTGAATATGCTTGCATCTATGATCCTTCACTTTTGGTTCGTGAACCACGACAGTCTAATCGCGTTCATCTAGAGCTTGATGATCATAATTTACCATTCTTAGGATACGATACCTGGAATGGTTATGAGGTAACCACTCTCACTAATTCTGGACTACCGGTTGTATGTATTGCAAAGGTTGTATACTCATGTGATAGTAAGTATATTGTCGAGTCGAAGTCGATGAAGCTATACTTTAATTCGTTTAGTATGACTAAGCTTGGTGATACTGTTGAAGAAATTCGTAATGCGCTAGAAGAGACTGCTGCAAAAGATCTTTCTGAGCTTCTAGAGACTGATGTACGAGTTCGTGTATGTAGTAATGATTATGTTCTAGGTGATGATACTGCACCATTTAAAGAGTGGGATCATAATGAGTATATTACTCTAGAGACTGAATATCCTACTGAGGGTGAAGTATTTGATGTGTATACTGAAACTCCTGAACTACTAGAAGTAATTGATTCAGAAATTGAAGAAGTATCATATCATAGCGCACTTCTACGTAGTCGCTGTCGTGTAACTGCTCAGCCAGATAGTGGTGATGTTTATATCTATATGAAGGGTAAACGTACAGTACATCCAATGTCACTTCTTAAGTATATCGTTTCATTTCGCGATGAGTGTCACTTCCATGAAGAGATCTGTGAAGCGATTTATAAGCGACTCCATGATATTGTTCAACCGGATCAGCTTGTCGTTCGTTGCTTATACGCTCGTCGTGGTGGTTGGGATATTAATCCAGAGCGCGCTTCAGATGAGCACTTACTACATTATGCGTTAAGCGATCATACTATTTCGCATGTTAAGACGCCAAAGCAATAATTAGCTCAATAACTAATTGTTTGTGTTAACCTGGTACCATTAATGGTACCAGGTTTTTTGTTTTTATATAGATCTATCAAAATTTACGAATAAATAATACTAGATGAGACTGTTTAGCGAAAAGGTATCACCTACCTTTACTAGCTCTAACCTTAACATCATTACCGTTGAAAGCTTCAGTGAAATTTTCTTCGATGTCTATGAGTTAGAGATAAACGGAAAGAAATTTATTGCAGAAAAGGTATCCGAATATAAGGGATCCCCTGTCGTAAGTCTACCGATAGTATTGGAAGGTAAAGAGTTTACGGCGCCATTTGTTATACAAAATGGTAAATTTGAAATTCTGTTCAACAAGAATAATACGACATATGTAAAGGATGTTGTAGATAATAGTGTTGAGGAATATTTTTTTGCTGAAGAACAGTCACATGATGAAGTCGAGCAAATTGTCTTTGAGAAAAAGGAAGACATTTTAAAAGAGCTTAATCAAGCTAGAAAGTCCGCTAAAGAATATGCAGAGAGTATAAAGCAGCAGAAGATACAGGAAGCTGATGTAATTGCTGAGCAGCGCAGCCAGGCTATTGTTAGTGAGATTAATACACTCAAGACATCACTCGTTGATGAATTTATATCTATCGCTGAGAGTGTTAAAAGTGATCTATATGACTTTAATACTAATGAGAGATCTGATATTAGAGAGTTTATTTCTGAATCTATCAATTCACTAGCAGAAGGTCTTAGTGAAGATCTCGACAAAAAGAATGAATTAGCGATTGAATTCTTCAATGAGCAAATCAATTCACTAGCTGCAAATATCCTTAAAGGTACATTACTTAAGGAGATTAAGAAGACACACAATACATTAACCAATCATATTACTGAGAAGTTAACTGCTGTAGATCTACTCTTTGACGAACATAGACAGATTGTTAATGAAGATATAGCTAAAAAGATTGATGTAGTAAATACTGCTATTCTTAATTTAGAAAGCGCTAATGTCGAATTACATGATGCTATTAGCAAATCATCTAATAAAGCTCTCAGCCGTATTGGTAATGTTAAGACACAGATTGAAGAATCTATCAGTAGTATTAGTGGTAGAATCGAGACTGCTGAAGATAGAATAAGACAGTACTATGATGATAAACTTTTTGTTATCGAAAATCAATTAACTGATACAACAGAAGAGACAAAATCCTATTTTATCAATCTTATCAATGAGAGTAGGCAGTCTTTATTAGCAGAAATAGCTAATATAAAAGTTGATGTACCGAATATCATTATTGAAAAGAAAGACGGTCTAGATCAGAAAATTGATCTTAAATCTGTTCAAAGCGCTCTAGAAAAGAGTATTACAACTAAATTTACAAATGAAGTAATGTCTCTTAAGAGACTTATTGAAATGTCATCTGGAGGCGGCTCTGTAGCACAGCAATTTGCTAACGGAGGTACAATGAACGGTAATCTTACTGTTACAGGCGCCTTTTCAGCAAGTCAATATCTTGGATTATCAATCCCTACAGGTAATTACTTACCGCTATCAGGAGGCACATTAAGTGGTAGCTTAACTGTTCAGGGTAGTATTAGCGCTACCAATACAGTTACTATTAGTGGTAAAAGAGCTATTACCAGCTCGGGTATTTTTTATATCGAATCAGTAACACAGGCTCAATATGATAGCATAACTCCCGATCCCAATACTTTTTATATTATTACTGATGCTAGTTTGCAGGGACCAATTGTTTTACCATTAAGAACCGTTAATTCTGATTATACAGTTACTGATAAAGATTATACTATCAATATTACTACTGCCTGTAATCTCACTCTACCTACAGCAATTGGTAATAATGGTAGAATTTATAATATTAAAAATAGCTCTACAGGTTCGTCCAATCTATCAGCGGCGACGGGAGAAACTATAGACGGCAGATCTGTTATTACAATGTCTACTCAATACCAATCATTCACAATTCAATCAAACAACTCTAACTGGATAATAATATAATGGGATCAGTACTTAAATTAGGCTCAACAGGCATTGGCAGAATTGCTTCATATGCTGGTAGATCAAACAGTGTAATGTCAACAGATAGAACTGTTGTACAAAATTGGGTAAGAAATCCTCTATGGTTGCCTATGCCTACATTAGCTGATACCGATCAGAAGTTTGTAGGATTAGTTGCTGTTACTAATGATGATTCTCAGTATATCGCTCTAATGTGTAGCGGTAATTATACTGTTGATTGGGGAGATGGTAATATAGAAAATATATCTTCGGGAGTAAAAGCACAACATAAGTATACATTTAGTTCTATCTCTGCTTCCACAGAATTTGAGTTAACAACGGGTGTTGTTGCTCGGCAGGTTTTAGTTATAGTAACTCCTCAATCGGGTCAAAATTTAACCAGCATAAATTTACAACAGTTATATACAGGTCTCAATAATAATTACACTACCAATTATTTAGATATATCACTAAATAGCCCAAACTTAACATCTCTGTCTATTGGAGGAGGAACATCTTATTTATCTTTCTGTGAAAGAGTTAATATTGGGGTAACGGGAACTATTACAGATTATTCATATAAATTTCAAGCTTTTAGATCGTTGCAGGATATTAGTATTAGAAGTACTTCTGCTGCAACTAATATGCAGTATATGTTTGATAACTGCCATAGTCTACAGACAGTACCACTATTTAATACAGCTGCTGTAACTACTATGCAGCAGATGTTTTATAACTGTTGTAGTTTACAGACAGTTCCACTATTTAATACATCTGCTGTAACTAATATGTCGAGTATGTTCCAATTCTGCTATAGTCTACAAACAGTTCCACTATTTAATACAGGTGCTGTAACTAATATGCAGAGTATGTTTCAGAACTGCTTTAGTCTACAAACAGTTCCAGCTCTAAATACATCTGCTGTAACAACGGGTAATTTTGGTTCTATATTTAGTGGTTGTCCATCTCTCCACTCAGCCCCTCTTTCTGGTACAAAATTCAGTATCTCTTATAGAGGTTGTGCTCTTTCTCGTTTACAGATTATTGATATATTTAATAATTTAGGGACAGCTACGAGTCAGACTATTGATGTTGGTCTTAATATAGGCACATCATCTCTATCAGCAGCCGACCTACTCATCGCTACTAATAAGGGGTGGACTGTAGTAACAGCATAAAATAATAATTAAAAATATGAAAGAAGGATTTTATAAGAATGATAATGGACAGCTTTTCTGCGGAAGTTCAGTATATAGTACAAATTATACATTATTCTCAGATAATAAAGATTCATATGTATATCCTATTGATGGATGGTATTGGTTTGATACATTAGAGGAAGCATGCAATTACTTTCAATTAGATATTAAAAAATATACAGAGTCTGAAGAAGGCACATTACTAAATGGCTTTCAACCAACATTACCAAATTAAATATAAGAAGAGATGTCTTACGATCCAATACCAACATTAAATGGTAATAATTCGACTTTCAATGGAGATGTTACAGTAAACGGTACTTTATCAGCACTCTCTGCTGTTGTTACTGTAATGGACATTAAGCAATACGAGCTTTCTGGGTTTACAGTTCAGGGGAATGCTACAGTAAATGGTACTGTAAGCTCTACCGGTGTTATTGTAGATAACGCGCAAATACCGGGTCCTAATTCTAATCTCAAAGATGCTGCTAGATTTGTTGGTAATTATTATGGTTATCCAAATTCATTTTCCATAGGAGGTTATGGATTCTTATGTGGAGCATATGGTGAATGGAATCCAAATAATAACGCTACTGTAGCAATACAATATGATGCAGGTGTTGTAATTGGTAATGGACGACCTCTACAATTTACCAGTGGCAATACCGTATTTGGAAATTATTACGCGGATGTTGCATTATATAGAGATGGTGTTGGTCGGCTAGCTCAACGTAAAGGTACTAACTCCCAAACGTTTCAACAATACCTCACTTATACAGATGCTAACAATTATCAAAGAGGTACATTTACATGGAAACAACCTAACTCTGCTTTTGTAATTGGTACTGAAACGGCTACTACTGCTGGTAATAGTGTCTTAAGTGGGTTAGTAAGTCCTATTATTATAGCTCCCGGTTATAACCAATCTCTAAGCTCTACTGCTCCTGTTATATTACAACAGACATGGAATAATAGAAATGCGTCATTTACTATTTTAAGTGCTAATATTATTAACAATGACTCAGTTTCACCGACTTCATCTCCGAATAACAACAATATTATTAGCGTAACCGTCAATGGTGAAACAAGATTTAAATTACGAGAATGGGGAGCGTTGGAAGTAGGTTCATCTTCTGGTCCATCCAACGGTGATCATATATTTAGAAACCAGACTGGTAATAATCAAGGATTTAGATTTGATAATGTTGGATCATCAGATGGTTTTAGATATTCGTATTATGGATTATCTATTTATAATAATAGATTTGGATTTACATCAACTAGTATTGGTGCTGTACCAGATGTTTCACTATCCCGTGAAGGTGCTGGTATTCTCTCACAGGTAAACAGCACCAATGCTCAAACATTCAGACTCTATAACACATACACAGATGCAAGTAACTACGAAAGAGGTTATTTTAGATGGAGTAGCAATACTCTACAAATTGGAGCTGAAGGATTAGGAACAGGATCTAATAGAGATATAGCATTTCAGACTGCTAATTCTACTAGAATGACTATAACTAGTGGGGGAAATGTAGGTATAGGTACTAGTAGTCCTACACATAACTTAGATGTCTTAGGAGGTTATGCTGGTGATGTATTTAGAACTAGAAATGGTGCAAATAATACATCATTTTATATACAAAATGTTGGGGGTATTGCGGCTTCTCATGTTAGTAATGGGAGATTTACATTATACGGGAATCAAAGTACAATAATTTCACCAGAGGGTAATATCGCAATGCCATCAAATGGTATTTTTAGAGTTCATACAAGTCAATATGGTGGAGATACAACGCTTCAAATAGTAACAAATCATGGGTCTATTGTTAGTGGCAATCAATCAATTCAATTTGTTAGTAATTTTGGCGGATCAGCTGACACAGCTGCTGGGTCAGTAAATGCATATATTAAAAATAGTATGGATAATACTATTCGTTTTGCTACAGCTTCTGCAATTGATATTTATGGTAATTCATCTGGATTAAGGGAAGTTGTAATCTTTAATGGCTCGGGTAACGTAGGCATCAATACTACTACTCCAAACGAAAAACTCACAGTAGTTGGAAATATAAGTGCTAGTGGCGTATATAAACAAACAGTATATACTGTAGCAACACTACCAAATGCAGCAACATCAGGAGCAGGAGCTAGATCATTTGTAAGTGATGCTCTAGCTCCAACATTTATGGCGACTGTAGTTGGATCAGGTGCAATTCCAGTTCCTGTTTACTCCGACGGCACCAACTGGTTAGTGGGATAAACAGTTGAAAAATACTAATAAAAATATATATAATAAATCATGAAAGAAGTTAATCTCATTTTAACAAATCAAGAAGCTCAAGTTTTAGTTCAGTTAATTGATATCGCTGTAAAAGCAGGAGGAATCAATGTTGCGGAAGCAGCTTTAACATTTGTCAAAAGAATCGAAAATGAAATGGTAGTAGAAAAGCCAGAATAATATGCCAATAGACAATCCTAATCCAACAATAATTCCAGCAACCGAAGCAAAAAGTTTTCCTCATCTTTGGTTATACAATGTAATTTGTCATGCCCCTTCTGTTTCAAGTGGCCGTATTTTAATTGAAACTCTTCCATATAATGCAGAAACTTCTGAAATTGGAAGTGGCCAAAATATGGTTGCGATTTCCACAGATAAGCTTTGGGAAGCTGGTTCACAAGTTCCAGAAGTTGCGTCAGCAATGGAAGCTATTCTTAATGCTGTTAATCCATTAAGAGATTGGATAACTCAGCAACAAGAAATTCAGGAAACTCAACAATCGGTAATAGAAAGCGTGTAGTATTACTAACATTGTTAGAAGAAGCATGACTCAACCTAAATAATAATATATGAGTCTTAAAATTGAACTAACAACACCAATCGAGGTTATTAGACAACCAGAAGTTAAAGATACGATATCCGAAATTACCATTGAGCGTATTGTAGATTTACCAACTGAAAAGAAGGTTGTAGTATTTATCAGAGGTCAGCGAATTGAGCTTGACGCTCTATCTGGTGATAACTATGATACACCGGAAGAATGGTCAAACGAATCACTTATCGCAGCTGTTAAAGCACACTTCGGTGTTGCATAAAATGCATTAAATAATATGTATGAATGCACTACAACGTATATTCTACGTATTATTTAATAAATATCAAAGTAATCCCGGTCCTACATCAATTAATAGGACTGGGATTGTTTGTTCTGATCACCCTGTATTAGGTAATGGTTGGATCAAAGGGTGGGTAGTAAATGTACCATCTAAAGACATTATAATAGTATGTAACCACTCTAACCCATCTACTAACACACCGAGTAATAAAATATACGTTGTAGATAAGTTTGGTACTAAAATAGAGCGAACTATCGTCGCATTAACATGTGATAAATATACTATATCCAATGATAGAGAAGAATCATTAACACGGTATAGAGGTGGAGATATAGCTATATGTAAGGTAGATACACCATTCCCAGATACTGTAAAAGCGTATAATTTTTCTATAGAAGATGATGCTCTAGGTAAGATAGCTGTTACTTTTGATCAGCACGGCAGGGTATCTATGAGTAGAATACATTATGGAAATAAAACAGCTTGGATCTTCGGTAAAGATAGAGACCCGTTTTTAATACCCGGAGACTCAGGGACCCCATGGTTTATATGGGAGAATGATGAGTGGCGAGTAATTACTCATACTACTGTAGGGTCTTTTGGAGAGGGTCCGTATTACTGTAGAATACTTAAAGATATAAAAGCTAAAATAGATTCTCTATAAAACAAGAAAGCCGAGCTATAGCTCGGCTTTTTATTTATATATGTTAGATAAAATCAGTTAAAACCCAGTAGCCACTTTCTTCTTACTTCTGGCCATGTAGAGTCAAAAGCGTTAGCTGTAAGTGATTGTGCTGTTGAAACACCGCTAGCTGTTAAGCATGTGAAGAGTGATGTTGAACCATCTGTATTAATAAGCGCAAATGTTGTGTTATTATACGCTTGATCAACTCTGAATGTATTTCCAGTTTGTGCAGATAGAGTGACGAAAGTACCGGTAGCAGCGATTGGTAATGCATTAAATGCAATACCTTGTACACCGGTACCGACAGTTAATAGCTCTACAGTGTTGCTATTACCTGATAGAGACCATGATAGAGGTAGTGGATTTAGACCGTATGATGAAAGAGCTTGAGAAGAGAAACTTACTATTGCCATATTAATATTTATTCTACTCAGTAGGATTTTAACTATACTTAGTAAATACTAACAGTATTTCTTCTTTACGTGTTTGCTGTTTATTAAAATGAGATACTGCATTTGTAGATCCTAGTATAGTTCTACTCTGCAGAGAAAATTCTTTAATACTATTAATAACGTTTTTTTCGTATGTTTTATTAATAACAATACCAACAGTTTTTACACATGACTTTATACAATTACACATCATATCTATAGGTATAGCTATAATTTGTCTCATCTGCTTCATTGTAAATTTACTATTAAGATGTGTCTTCTCGTACCTTTTTCTATTCTTATTCTTTATATGTAATTTATACTCTGTACTATGTTTATACTTATTATGGTAAAGATCACTTAATTGTTGTTTACATTTTTTATCTAAATCAGGATCCATCCATCGTCGAACTGTATCAGGTCAGACATTAAATTTATCTCTAACAGTCCATATGCCGTGTTCTATAGCATGTTGTATAATAGCTAGCCTTTCATCTTCTGTAAATTTACTACTCACTTATAGTTATATATTAAAGCCATAATATATTATCAACTACAATATAATAATAAGTTACTGAATTTATCTACAGTCGTATTATTACCATATTAGAGGTAACTAATAATATACACGCCAAATATATGTTCAATTAAATAATAGAAAAAATATTTACTATATAGCAAGGTATGTATTTATGCTTATACTATATTGGACCAATTATACACAAAAAGAGCTGGAGGCTCTTCGGTTCCTCCAGCTCTAACTTGTTTGTTCTTAACTATTTCTAATTAATTAGAAGTAAACACTCTGTGAAGCAGGTGTAAACGCAGTACCAAGACCCTGAACGAGAACAACATGGTAATAAAGATTAGCACCAAATATATTATCTACTACACCATAGCGGGTAAGTAGACCAACGCGTGGAGCGAAGTCATTTGGACCAATTGTTCTTTGTACCATTACTGGAATGTAAGGGCAATAGATGATACCAGTATCATAGAATTCAGGACCCTTATAGCCAAGTAGAGCATACTCGATGCCGTTCTGACCAGCGGTATAACCACTGCCAGGATACTTGTTGGTGTTCTGAACTTCAGTTCTTGTATCACGGTAAACGTTGAATCTGCCACCAAGCGAACCAACCTTAGCAATACCAACTGGTTGTGTGTTAACATCACCTTGAACAGGTACCCACTGGAATTCAGGGAGCATTTCAAGGATGGCGCAAACTCTTGGAGTTGCGACGATGAAGTTAGCAGCACCACGTCTGTTACGTACAGCAATACGGTTAGCTTCGATGATTAATCTTTGATAGAAGTCGCGATTACGCTCAACTAACCAACGGCCATCAGCAGAAGCTGGAGACCAGAAGGAGTAACCAACACCAGCACCAGCACCTAGAGCAGCTTGGATCATTCTCATGAGCATTTCACGGTCGATCTCAGCTTGGATCTCATATGACATAGCATTTGTGATCTCAGCATCGATGTCGATACCGTTCATGTTCTTGAGGTCCTGCTCGAGTTCAACTGACCAACGGGCACCTAGTCTACGGGTACCAGCTTCAACGGCAGTCTTTTCGAAGCGAACTTCAACTTGAGGAATGTTACCAGTGATTTCGAATGCTGATAGGATTTGTGCAACACCACGGTCACGAGCATCAAATGACCAGTCGGCAGAACCGGATAGTCTGTTTGAGCTGGCACCGGTGAAACGGGTATCAAGAAGTTGATAACCAAGTTCAGTGCTGTTTAGACCAGCGGCACCAGTATAACTGGTAGTGTTACCAGCAGGTACACCTGGACCACCAGGAGTGGTAGCATCAAAACCAGAACCGAGAGCTTGGCTTTGATAAGCATAACGTAGAGCAAAGGCAAGACCAACTGGACCGGACATTGGCTGAACACCAACGATTTCGTTAGTGATAAGCTCTGGGAATGTACGGCGAATCATTGGAATTAGAACCTTTGGTAGGCGAGCATCACCTGAGGCATATGTGTCACCTGAATTGATCTGACCGGTTGGGTTGAAGATGCTACCACCTTGTGCAGCACCACCTAGTGAACCACCACCAACAGAGCTTGACTCCATACACCATCTTTCTTGGTTCTCAAGAAGAACGGCGGTGTTGAGGCGGGTGTGATCATCGGAGATAGCCTTAACGCTATCAGATGTGTAGTTGAGAACTGGAGCCCATTTTTCTAGAAGGGCATCAGCTCTTGATCTATCAATAAATGATTGTGGTTTTTTCATAATAATTATTATTCGTTTCCTTTTCTATTTCGACCTTCATGGGATTTTACTCCCAAGATGTTCAGGTGACAAGCACCTCATTGTTCAGGGTGAAAATTATTTCATTCTCTGAAGTTCTTCTAAGTAAGGATTTACTTGAACCTTCTCCTCAACCATTTTGGTTACAGGGGCATCGGCCTTAACCTTACGGTTTGTAAAGGCTTCTTCCTTGATGATATCAAGTCTCTCCTTCTCCTTTTTATCAAAGAGTCTAGCTGTATACTCGAAGTTTTCTTCGATAAACTTAGGTGTTTTATCACCTAGTACCTTGCGGAGGTATTCAGCCTTTTTCTGTGGAAGCTTAGCGGTCTTAGACTCAAGTAAAAGGTCAGCTTTAGTCTTGGTATAAGCTTCTTTAAGGAGAGTGTTTTCTTTTTCAACTTGCTGAAGTCTCTGTGTAAGATCATCAATTTGTTTCTTACCATCAACTACAGCATCTCTTACTGATTCACTCATTAGAGAAGAATCAACAGCGAGAACTTTACGAAGGTTGGTTAGAACTTCCATAGCAGTTCTATTCTTAGTAGCCTCTTCGATAGCTTGACTTGGAATCGCTTCTTCGATATACTCTTCTAAGTAATCGGAGATAGACTCTACAAGTGTAGATTTAAATTTAGCAGCGCCTTTGTTTAACTCAGTTTCGTACTTAGATACGACTTTGAGTAGTTTATTAGCATTGCTACGATCTACAGCCTCTACAACTCTCTTTAACTTAGAGGTGTGATCTTTATCAATAGCGCCAATAAGTTCTTGTAACTTTTCAGCGTAGAGCTCATCTTGAGTAGCAAGTGCAGCCTCTACGGATAGTGTTACCTTTTCTTTAATCGCAGTCTCAATAGAAGAAATAGTCTCCTCAGTAAGGACTTCCTTAACGCTTTCCGGTAATAATTCTTTCTGGTTTTTCATATTAGAAAAGTGGTTGTTCAGTCGCATTATTGATTCTGCTTGTTATCTTATCCTCAACAGCGCCCTTTAAATATTTATTAGCTTCGGCGTAATTCTTAGAAGAAATTGCAGCGATAAAACGTGAAATTTTATCATTTGTGGAGAGCTTTGTTGAGTTTTGTGTTTTAGCGGGGCTACCTGCCATAATAGTATTTATATACTGCTGCAACTTTTTCTACAACTGTACGGAACTTTTTATAATATATCCACTACAAATCACGTGATTTGTGGGAACTATTTACTTTAATTTAGAAATAAAGTTCGTAATACGCTCACGTAGGTGTGTATCAATTTCTTTACGTGGAAGGTGTCAGCTAATGCTTATTGCTTTGACTCGTGTATATGTTTTTCTGTATAATAAGTTACCACAGTCATATATCTTAAAAATGTTATTTTGTTCTAGGTTTTGCGTTTCAGATAGAAGTGGATCAAATAACGATAATTTCTTATGTAGAACGCTTTTCCTATAAGAGAATCTATGCTCTCTCTTATTACCTCTAACAATCCAGTAATTAGGTAAGGTCTGTTTACATAGTTTCATACCTAGACTCTCGTATAAATTACGCTTAAGAGTCGATGTATATCTGAGATCACAGAAGGATATAATTTCTGTAGGTTGGTAATACTTCTCGAAGTATGATAATAACTTCGAAGCACCTCCTAAGATGTTAAAATTATATATACTACAAAAACGATATAGTTCGAACTCACCATCGATACCTTTATGACCTGTACTGACGCGTTTTTTTCCAAAAGTCATAACTGATAATAATCTTTTTTTATAAAATAATCCTAAGTTGATACTACTATTACAATCACCCTGTATGTGATATTTCTTAAGAAATTTACTCTTTACGGCTGAGGTAATAGGATATACTTCACATTTTCTACCATATACAGTATGTTTATTTTTTCCAAGTACACTACGTAGGCGATTTTTAAGCGACTTTATATTAAACAAAATTTCATCACCAAAAACATGTATAAGAGAAATACCCTGCTGTTTACACATATTAGTCTTAGCTAAGTGATAATCACTACGCTTAATAAATTTAGTGCTATGATAGTATAAACCATCTACCTCAATAGCTATATTTTTATGTGATAGAAAGAAATCAATCTCCTTACCTTGAAGTATCTTGCGATTATTCCGTTCATATGGAACATTTATCGATACTAGAAATTCACCTAGAAAATCTTCATATTTATTACTCTCACCACTGCAGTATGGGCAGCTATCTAAATTGGTATTCCATGAACCTAGATGCGCACTAAACTCTCTCTTACATATATTGCATATGAATGGATAAAACTTTTTACAATTACCATGAAAAATACCATAGTATTCTTCCTTCTTAAAGATTGGCGCTATGTTTGTTAATTGCTGTAGAGTGTCAAACTTTTTAGATCTCTTTTGTTCTGAGTTCTTTTCTTTACTAGTTAATAAGGTACACTCCACACCATATCTATTAAGATTTGTTTGTTTAACCTTTTGCTTAACAGTAATAAGTTGTGAAGTATGTTCAACGCCGTGCTGCTCAAAACAGCGCTGCTTCCTTATAGACTTTACTGCATCTAGTTGCATTGAGTTAGTAACACCATACATCTTATGTAGTGTGCTCTTACGTTTTAGAACTGCTTCTCTATTATTCTTAAGAGCGTTGTTCGCATTAAGATTAATAATACCTCTATGTTTTTCTCTACAATTAATACAGCAAAATGACTGCTTAATATAGGTTTTAAAATCTCTATAAGGTATACGTTCATTACAAACAGTACACTGCTTATCTTCTCTAATACCTAGCTTCAAGCATGCAATATACTTACCTAACGTTTTAGTCTTTGTGTCTTCCTGTGTGATACTCACACAGAGACTATATATATAATCTATATCCTGCTTTGTGAGCTTTGATTTAAACAATTTTGCTGAGCAATCAAGCTTACTCAATATAGTGTCTTCAGTCATTACTAGTATTTATACCAGTAATAAAAGCAATCAATGGCATATTATATAATTTATAGCCGGCTGATAAAAGCTGTAATACGCTCACGTAGGTATGTATCAATTTCTTTACGTGGTAACCGAGCAATTGATTTTTCAAAATTATCATATAGCTCCTCATATTTACCATCATCAGCTAATACCCATTGCTTTGATTCTAGAATACCATTAACAAACGCTTTAGGAAACGATGGATCTGCTACACAGTCAATAGCTACTAGCTTCATATTACGTACTGTATTATATTGTGAACCTTCTTGTAAGGTCCCTAAAGCTCTCGAGGACATACCGACCTTTACACCATCATTAATAAGAGCTCTTACAATCTGACCGCAAGGCGTGGTTAGTACTTTCGACTTACCATAGAATACATTACCATCTTGTGTGAGTTCAGTAACAATATGGCAAGCACGTTCTAAGTTAACATCAGCTGCTGTAGGGTGATTTAGCTCACCCATAGCACGTCCTGGAATAACCATTTCTTCGTTATAGCGTTGGACTTCTCTAGCTAATTCATCTATTGGGTAGAGTCTATTATTTCTATTAACACCTTCAGCCATCATATATGGACCTTTGATATATAGATTACTAGGAGAGTTTTTATTAGTTTCCTCTTCGATATACTCGAATTGATCGTGTATATCTGGCTTCTCTACAACAAGATTAAGCTTTAATGACATATGTAATTATATTTATGATATTAATACCAAAATCTATTAATTAAAGCGCTTTTCAGTGAGTATTAGCCAGACTCACCGCCAAATGCTAGTTCAAACACAAATTGGCCGCAGTCCCATATTCTCGAGTAATTATTATTCTTCATATTCTGCCACTCTGTCAAATTTATATCAAAATTTTGCAATTTACCTGATAATTTGTGCTTAGCAAAATTGTATCTATGGTACAATTTTGTATTAGGTAACTTAAAATACCAATATGAAGGGCTTGATACATTTATTAGTTTAAATCCACACTTATAATATACCGATCCTAAGCTATATCTCCGATCTGCATAAGTGACAATAGTACCTGCTTTGATTGTATGTTTGTAATATTCTAAGATTTTACTAAATCCTCCTATCACCGTGCAGTCGGCTTTTGTAGCAAACCTAATCAACTCATGTTGCGATTTCCCTGTTATCTGCCTCGTACCGAATGCCATTACACATACTAGGTCATCACAATCTGCTGTAAACAGTCCGTAATATACTTGCGATTTACATGAGCCTTGCAAGTGGTATAATGCCAAAAAATTATTAGCTGTAACTGAGTCTACTTGCTTTATGATAGTTTTACGTGCATATATGCGTTTAGTATTTTTACCGGTTTTAGATCTAATAATTGATTCAATGATGCTTGTTTTATTATTAACTTCTTGATCGTATAAGTGTAATAGTTGAATATTATTCTCTATACAAATGTTAGTTTTGGTATTATGATACTCTTTTGTACATCTTGTACCTTGATCTCTATGCCAGTAAATTCCATTTACTTCAATCGCTATATTGTACTCTGGTAAAAAGAAGTCAAGCTCTATATATGTATTATCTTTCCTAATACGGTAATGTGATATGAATTGTATCTTAAGGTTATCTAATATTTTACTTATTATTTTTTCGGGTTTGGAAAAAACATTACTACAGCATTTTATACAGGCGTTAGATCTAGTTTTAATATTAATCACTACATCTTCAAACTTTCCATGTTTATTACATGTACCTGTAACAGTTGAATTAACTCCTTGATACTCTTGAGCATCAATACTAATATTACTATCTCGATGATGTATCTCATTTACCCATAACTTAAAATAGTTTAACTTTTTTGTTATACCTTGTTTAATTGTACCACAACTAGGGCATCCTGAGCCATTTAGAAGAGAATTTGGTGTAGCTGTAAATTCACCATGTATAGGGCAATGTACTTCTACTTTTGTTTTACTATTATAGTATATAATATCTGTGTAATCATAAAAATCACCGTATAATAATTTCAGCTTTCTAATGAACTCGGCAGTATTAGATGTTTGCTTGGTTTTTGTTGATATATTTCCACACTTAGGGCAACCATGTCGAAGATGGTTACTAGGCGTCTGTTCAAATTCCCCGTGTATCTTACACCCTATTACCATCTTTGTTGATGTATTGATATATGTATCTACCTTATAATCGTAAAGATCATTATGAACTTTACGGAAATCTCTCTCTACATCAACCCACTTTTTGGTAGTTTTCTCTACAGCAGTATCTCTCCCACACTTCTTACAACCTATACCTCTTACATGATCAGCTGGCAATTGCATAAAAGAGCCGTGAATAGGGCATATAATTTCCACTTTCGTCTTTGCTGTGGTAAATGTCACCTTACTATAATCAAACTTAAAATTATGTTTGATTGATGACTTTGTAATAAATCTCTGTGTCTTTATCAAGCCTGTAGATCTTTCTCTGTTAAAATTAGAAATGTCATTCCATGTTTGCTGGCCCATAGTCTCGCTGCTTCCCATTTACTACTATTTATAGCCCATTGAGTTTGCTCATAAATTAGATGTTGTTTCTTTTTATACTTGGTGGTAGGTGCTTGTGTTTGCTTTGATGGTTTAATTTCAACTAGATATTTTTTAACTTCACCATTACCTTCTTTGATAATAATGAAGTTATCAACAAAATATCTATGAACTCTACCGTCTAAAGGAGATATATACGGTACTACGACTTGCTCACTGGACCACCTTAATATATTAGGATTCTCGTCACAAAAACGAAAGAACTTTAATTCTAATCCAGATCTATATATAGCTTTCGTACCTATAAATTTATTTTGATTCTTAGGTACGAAGATACCCTGTCTATATTTTGGATTCTTTGGAGAATTATTCATTATTCGAAGATATACTTAGTATTACCACAATCATATATTCTATAATAATTATTCAAGTTTTAAACCTTATATTTGATATTATTTTTAGTTCCTATCCAACAATAAACAGTATAGGATCCGCATCCCCGAAGCCGGGTGATGCACCTTCAAGTAGTTGTTTTTCGAGTTCAGCCTTTTTAGATGTACCTTCACTCAACATTTCATAGTTCAATGATCCGCCACCTAATAAGCTAACGCCAGTGAATTTACCTCTTACTCTACCAATAGTAATCATACATAATGCTAGAGCATATTCATATACCCACTGTTCTTTGATAATGTCGCGAATTGGTTTTTCAATATAGCAAGATACAACACCATAAAATCTATCCTTTGGTTGTGGGTAGATTTTTAGGTATTGTGTGCGTGGATTGAATTCAATATCACGTCTTATAGCTAGTAGTTTTTCGCGAGTCTCCATGAACTCTTTCATTGAATACCATGATAGTAAATCAAATCCATAATTACCTAAGGCATAGCTGAAGTATGTCTGTTGAGCTAGTGTTTGCTCAAGAGTAAATAGTGTGTTAATGCCTGTTGTAGATCCTTCTTCAAACTCTACAACATTAACTACCTTTCTATAATCCATTAAATCATAATCAAATACATTTTGGTATGTAGTAGCGGTATCAGGCTCACCTTCAAGTGTTAATGTCTTACGAATAGTCTGCTTAAATGATGAAGATAGAGTTGGATTAAATGATGTAATAGAACTATATAGCGATTGATCTAGTAATTCGAATTCGAATATACCAGCTGCAAATGTAGAAGATAGTGTTGTTGAGCTAGCAAATGTAGAAGATAATATAGGTGTTGTAGTTACAAATACTGAGCTTGGTGTACTAGCGTAGTATTCCCCACTCGCACCTAACGGATTGCTACCTGCTACTTTTTTAGCAGCTGTATCTAGATCTGAATTAGCTAATGTGTATAACAAGTCTAATCTTATACCTTTGCCTTTTTCATATAAGTTAGAATCAAAGATAAGATACTCTTGTGTATATCCTGCGAATTTTGTAAAATATTCAACAGCGATCTGTATGTTCTCTCTTAGTTGATCTAAATGTATTTCTAAAGAGACTAAAGGATATCCTAACGCTCTCTTAATTCTATCACCTAATCTATCATACGTCTCAATTTTGTTGTTAAGATTAGTAGATAGAAATGCTGAAAGTGGTGTTATTTCGCATGCTAGCGCCATATAAATTATTTAGTCAAATAAATAATTATATGCCCGCTCCAACAACTAATAACGGCTCTACCTTCTATAATTTAAATGTTTGTAGATCTTTTAATCAAACTATAGGTACAAACCTAACCCAGTTATCTTCACAACCATGTTCGGAAGTCATTCTGTATAACAATACAGGTGGTGCTTTGAGCGCTTACGATAATGGATATAATACTGAACCTTTCGCTTTCCTTGTACCTAACGCTACATCTTTTACATTTAGAGGTCTAACTGATTGCAGTCAATTATCTGCAAAGGCTGCAGCTGCAGGTCCTATTTTCTATAGAACTCAATATTTTAGTCAGAATAATCTTAGCAAGTAATTAAGCAGCTGGTGGTGCTTCAGGAGCTGGTACCTCGGCTTCAGGAGCCGGTGCTTCTGTTGCGCCACCTACTTCTGCTGCTGGACCACCACCAAATTCAGGTACTTCTGTACCACCGATAGGTGCGCCACCACCTTCACCGCCAGGGGTAGCTTCTACACCAGTACCTACGTTATTAAGTACCATTTGTTCTTTCCAAGCTGGACCTGCGTTTTGAATTTGAGCTAACTCCCATTGCATTTCTGCATCCTTACGTAAGAACTCACGGTTAGCGAGGACATCCCTGTCTTTCCAGCCAAGATACTTTTTCTGTGCAAAGGTAGCTGATACAAACTCATTACTTGCAAGATTATTAAAGTTAGCAGCCTTAAGCTCTAATCTTTGACTCTCTCTAATTTCGTAGAAGTTTGTCGGTACATTGAATATGATATCTAAATTTGTTTCATGTAAATCTAATCTATCAAAAATACCTCTTAACTTGAGATGAGTAATAAATCCACGCTTAATACCAGACGCGAAGAGCTGTTGTTGACGTATAACAAATCTTGCAAACTTAAGCTCATCTCTAAGAATAGTTGAAGAATCTACGGTCTGATCCTGAGGGTCGATACGAGCTGCAGGTACTTTAAGCGCTCTATATAACTTCTTAATAAAGTACATTAAGTCGCTTAACTCACCCAAGTTAGCACCACCTTGAAGTTGGGTTACAGTAGTACCTTCAGCTCCAGCACGTTTTGCAAACCAGAAAGCATCAAGCATTGATTGCGGGTTAAATTTCTTAACAACATCAGCTTGATCTAAATCGAAAGTCTTTCTTGACCAATAATTTTGAATGAGTTTACGTAAATACGCTTCAGCTTTTGGTGGTGCCATGTTACCAACATCAACATTAAATACAAGACGCTCCGGAGCGCGCACCAATCTGTAAATTACAATAGAGTCTTCAATTAAAGATAATTGCCTGTACGGTCTCCGAGCATTTTCTAGGAAAGGGATAACAAAATTCTTTGTTTCATTATATGCACCTGAATTGACATAAACGATTTGATTCTCATCCATTGGAATCAGTTCAACACGATCAACCTTACTTGGCTGTGTAGCGTTAAATATAGGCTTTCTATAGATAAAGCCCTTCACAAGCATGTTCTGAATATTATTATAGACAGGATCAATAATTTCAGAAGGTAAGTTAATAACACCTAAGACACCTTCATTGATATAATTTTCGTGAATAATGAGTTCAAAGAAGACTTCACCCTCAACTAAAAGCTGTCTAAAGTATTGCCAACCTTTCTGCTTTAAGTCGAAAAAATCAATATACTTATTAAATTCCTTTTCAATCTCTTCTCTCTCATCAACACTTAGATCAATATTTTGGAAGTTAATTTTAGCCACATTACCATCAGCATCCGGATTAATAACCTCATCACAAATCTCATCTAACGCATCTGCAACTTCCGAATAAGCTGCCATAATACGGTAATCACGTATACGTCCACCTTTATCAGCTTGAATATTAGCATACATTACCTCACCGAAAGTAGTGTCTTTCTGGAAGTCGCCGATCGGTAAATTATTATACGGGTTAGAAGAGGAAATTGATGACTTTGTCAGAGCCTCTGCTCTACGCATGCCAATATTATGAAAGTACTTATACTTTGGGTTAAGAGCATCTGGAGCATTTACCGCGTTAGCATATGGCATTCTACTTTGAATGTAGTTAGTTAAACCTCTACCAAATGTAGATGCACGGCCGTCATCACTAACATAATTTCGGTTAGTGTTTGATGTAGTTGAAGAATCTCCTGCCATTTTATAAAATATATTTAATCGTTAATCAGATAAAACCCACTGATAGTGTTGGAAGATGTCCAACCAGCTGGATTATTAATAATAATATCTATTGTACTAAGCTGTGAATTATATGGTAGCGATAACGCCATAGTACTGTCGTCAAGTATGCTATAAGTAGATAATGATACTCCGCTAGCTGTCCCGGTATATGTACTATAAACTGAAGTCACGCCACTCATACTCATTGTATTACTGCTTAATAGAACGGATGTAGTGTGGTTAAAATTACTACCTAGTAATAAAAAGCTATATGGGTTAACAAGATTAGATAACGCACCATTAATCGTAAATGGTGAGGTTACCGGTAAGAATGAACCACTATTATTAAAGAATATATTTGTAATAGTGGGAATTGCAGAGAGTGTAACAGTCTCAATCTCACTAGTAGCAGTTAAGCTATTAAAGAAGTTTTCATAATCTAAAGTTGAAAGTGGCTGAACAAGATTGAAGTTTTTAGGCACATCAATAAAGTTTTGCTTTATAAAGTAAATCGGACTAGATGTTTCGTTCTTATTTTTGAATAACCATCCCTTAATTGTAAATGTTGTATCAGCAACAATTCTAAATTTATCACTATAAGTTGTTTCAGTGGGAGTATTTAAAGATATAGAACCATCCCAGCTTACTTCTGATCTAATTTCACGAATATCACCTGTACTAGTTGGTTCACTCCATGCTAATATAATATATGGATTGTTATACGGTGCAAAGTTAGAAATGATTTGCTCTACATCCTGCATATACCTACCGAGAATAGACATACTAACAGTTAGATTGAAGGGCACAGGCATTTTAATCTCTGTACTATCTACCTCATTCATATAGTTAGTTATATTATTGAGCTTATTAAAAGCACGTGCACTATCATACGCAACATTAGTAAGATTAACTGCAACAACAGGTAGTGTAAGATTCTGCGCTTTATTAACAATATCATACATCACACGCTGTTTAGGTGCGAACACATAACGTACTTCAAGCTCTTGCTTTACATTTCTATCGTTATCGTAGCGTTTAATAATAACATCATCAAATGCTGCAACGAATTGAGTTAGAAGATCCTTGATCTCGAAATTAAAACTCTGAGCTCTCATCCTGGATAAATATATTTAATTAGCTAAACCGTTCCAGGAAGTATTTTGGTAGTTTATGTTTATTCTTAACAATAGCTTCAACAATTGTTGCATCTAGAATATACGTTACACAGTGATCTTTCTTAGATCTAATACCACGACCACAAGATTGAATCAACGAACAAAGCATTTTATTGAAATACCAATTCGGATCTTCTTTCATTAGATTCTCTACACGTGTATCGTTTGTAGGTAAGAATGGCGCTTTGACAATGATTTGAAATCTAGCTAATTCATCTTTAAGGTCGACTCCAAATGACATGGATGGCGAGACTAACACAGTCGGTTTATCTGATTCAAAGTGTTGTTGAAGAATATTCTCATTACGTATACCTGGCTCTCTAAATAAAAATCTAGAATCATTAATACTATCCATTAGAGATTTTGTAATACTATTATTATGGGTATGAACGATACCCTTTTCATCTTTATGGTGTTCGCAGATTTGTTTAATCTGATTAATAACAACGGGTAGGTTTTTAGCCATACTATAGTAGTTAAGCTTTACTTTTGTATTACAAAAGATTGGTGCATTCTTTGGATCAAATGTAGATTCCGCTTCTACATATTTGAAACGTCTAATTCCTAATGATTTACAGAAGTTAGCTGGATCAATGATAGTAGCTGATAGTAAGATGACCTTATCTGCATGATCGAATAACCTATATGCAATCTTATCAACTTTAAGAGGCATAAAGGTAATTGCGTAAGCATTCTTCTCATACACGTATTCACTATCATTCCATGTATCAATGATCATTACTAGTTTGCTATGAATATTACGTAGACGAATAATCTCTCCACGCTTGTTAATAAGCAGCTTTTCCTTTGATTTAGGGATACTACGAATAATCTCTTCTAGATCATTAATACGGTCATTAATATCAACCGCAAGGGTGTTAATCCAGTTAAGAGTGTTAGCACTATTTTTAGTATAGAATGGACGTACGTTTACCTCTAACTTCTTTAAGGTAGCGAATTCAATTCTACAAGTAAATTCCTTTACTAGTTGATCTTCTAGTTCTGAGGCCTCATCGCAGATTAGATACTGACGCTTTTTAAGATGATCAGGTAACGAGAAGAACATAGTATAGTTTAGAGAACTAAACTTAGATGTGAGCGCCTTGTTGCGTTGCTCATAATACGGGCATTTATGCTTAGCCCAACATTCATCTCTCATCTTAGGTAAGTGCATACAAGGTGCTACTTCTACACTAAATGAATCGTCAATAGCGCATTGATAGTTGGATTTACCCTTTAAAATTTCAATGTCATCAAATAAACTCTTATATTGATCTTGTAGCGATTTAGTGATGGTTAATGCTGTGCAACCAAACGCTGGTTCATCTGCGCAATCATCCTCATGTCCACGCTTGTATGCTACGTAAGATGTAATTAGATCTTTAAAATTATCTGAACAATTATCAGCAATATTACTTACAGTCTTTGATATAAATGACTTACCAGAACCAGTAGGAGCATTACATACCACAAATTTAAAGCCATCGTCAAATGCTTGATCGATGGCTTTAAGAAGCTTAATCTGCTGTGTGTTTGGTTCATAACCTGCAGGGAAGTTATTGAGTAAAGTCGAAATCACATAGTCATTATAGTCAGTTTTCTTTGGAAGGCAATATAAAAACCGTATTATCGTAAATTTTAGATTTTAAAGAGGTATCTAATAATTTAGTTTGTAGTAAAATATCTGCTGTTGGTGCAAAGCTACTAATATGATAATTGAACATTGTAACTTTATTATCTACTGTTACGTCAAACGGATACGGTAACTCGTAGGGCTTGTAGATATTGTCATGCTCAAAAAGGAGTCTAATATAGTGTTGCTTTACTTGAAAGATTTTAAGCTTACCTTTTTTGAGTACTTTCTTATTAGTTCGAATAACTATATCTGTCAGTAGATACGGTTTAATATACTCTATAATCCTCTCTAAATTTGTATTCATGAATTCATAAAATTGAGTTTTTGCTCAGCTGACATTGGATATATATTTTCGTTAAAATACTTCCAAAACTCTTCATTAGCTGGAATTTCCTGAATAAGATCTACTTGATCCATACTCACTACCCGATAATCCTGCATCAATATATCCCACACTATAACAACATTTTCTGCAGCTTCATTTATTCTGCTTATATGTGTAGGTGGCCTAAAGTTAAGGGTAATTCTACCGTTTGTAGAATTAAGCAACCCATATGATTTAGTGCATAGCATTCGACGAGTCGATGCGAATCCCGGCTTAGGAATACGTCTTACAAATCGAATTTCACATACGTTATTGAGTAATAACGAATCAAGAGTTGCTCTTTGAACTATCATGCCTTAACCTTACAGAT